GTCAAAAGGTAAAGATTTCCACACACTTGACAAATCTTTGGGATCACTGTATACTAAATACCATTACATAGAACAACGGGATCGAAAGATCGTGCCCCTGCGTGGAATGTAAAATTCTTAGTCGAAAGAATTTCCATCCGCAGGTTTTTTATTGCTTGCGAGATACTATAAAACAAAAATGATTAAATCAACAATCGCTGCTGTCGCAGCATCCCCTTTCCTATTCGCTGGTGCAGCCTTTGCTGGTCCTTACGTCAATTTGGAAGCAACTGGTTCATATCCTGATGGAGCATACTCATCTGGTGGACTAGAAGCAGTAGTCGGATATGAGGGAGAAACAGAGTCAGGTATCGGTTGGTACGTGTCTGGTGGTCCAACAGTTACTCATACAGAAACAACTGACGAGTTCGGTGATGTAGAGTTCATCGGTTATGTCGGTGGTTCATATGATAAGTTCTACGGTGAACTATCAGCAGTAACCAACGAAGACCTTGTTGATTGGGGTGCAAAAGCAGGTGTTAAGTTTACATTCTAGGCTTTAGTAACAACTTTATACAAGACTCCTTCGGGAGTCTTTTTTTATGTGTAGAAATAATAACAAGAAGTTTAAGAGAAGGTAAACGGTATACAAAGATACAGTTAAGGACTAATATATAAAAAGGTTTATTCTCAAAAACTAATGAAAGCATTCGCAGTTGCCCTGCTCGGTCTATTCGCACTGACCCCTGTAGCAGAAGCAAGAACAAGATTGAGTGGTGCAGGTGCATCATTTCCATCTAAAATCTATAGTCGTTGGTTTTACGACTTAGCAAAAGAGAAAGGACCTAGAGTTAACTATCAAGCAGTTGGTTCTGGTTCTGGAAGAAAAGCATTCATAGATGAAACCGTAAACTTCGGTGCGTCTGATGACCCTATGAAACAAAAGGACATAGACAAAGTAACAAGAGGATTAGTTCAGATACCTATGACAGGTGGAACTATCGCATTTGGATACAATAATCCTGGTTGTGATCTAAAACTTACTCAACAGCAAGCAGTTGAAGTTGCGATGGGTATTATAGATAACTGGAAAGAACTTGGATGTGATGACCAGAAGTTAACTTGGGCACATCGTTCAGATGGTTCTGGAACAACTAAGGCATTTACAAATAGTATGCAAGCATTTTCAGAAACATGGACTCTAGGTACAGGTAAGTCAGTTGCTTGGCCAGTTGGTGTTGGTGGTAAGGGTAACGCAGGAGTAGCAGGAGTAATTAAAAATACACCTGGTTCAATTGGATATGTAAATCAATCTTATATTGATGATGTTGTAAGACCTGCAGCATTGCAAAACAAGTTGGGTGATTTTGTATTACCATCTGTAGACGCAGGAGCAAAGGCACTTAATGGTATCACTCTTGATGAGAACCTTGCAGGAACAAATCCAAATCCAGAAGTAGAAGGAGCATATCCGATTGCGACTTTGACTTGGATACTTGCATATGAAACAGGTAACGGTAAGAATACAGATGCAATCAAGACAGCACTTAGCACTCTATTGAGTGATGAGTACCAAGATAAAGCACATAAACTAGGATTCGTTCCTCTTAAAGGTGACATTCTTGAAAAGTCTCGTGCTGCTGTAGAGAGAATAGGTAAGTGATATATAGTTATGATATCGTAACATTTCGTAATGACAAGCAAAGCAAAGACACTATTAAAAGTTGGATTACCACTCGTTATAGTAATCCAACTTATCTCAATCACATTTTTATTGGGAAAGATAAGTAAAGATAAAGCATTCTCCTGTAAAGCAGTTGGAAATTATTTTGTCTGTAAACAATTTAAATTAAAATGATATATAATATAACGATTACATTATGTAAGTGAATGAAGTAAAGGTAAGAATGTTAAAGATGGAACCAATTAAAGTGAGGTGTAAATCCTGTAGTAAGGAGATAAGAGCTGCTGCTGGTAAATCAGTATGTTGTGGTTGTGCGAATATGACAACCATCAAAGGAGATGTCATATCTGCTGTAGATTTAAGCAAAGTTATTATGCTCAATACATACACAACGAAGAAAGATACAGGTCTTTCAACAGAGCAAATTGAGTGGCAAGAGAAACGTAGCAAACGCAAAATTCGTAAGTTAGACTTTGAAGTACGCTAAATAATTGTACTTAGACCAGAACTCACCACTCTTTTCTATACGTGAGGAGGTCATAAGGGAAGAATTTTAAAGACGAATGGATATCAAAAAAGAACTCGATGAAGTTCAAAAAAAGATAGACGAAATTAAGAAAAGTCAGGAAACCCTCAAAAAAATTGCTGACTTACAAGAGAAACAAGACAAAAAGATGGCGAAACGACCATATAGTGGTGGTTATGAGATGATATGATATAATACATATTAAAAAGCAATCCGATATGTTCAAAGCACTAATCACAGAGTTTCCTCTGTCTGATGTTCCCAAGGAGAGAACAGTCACAGAGGAGAAGATACGGAAGTACACCTACACCAAAGAGGAAGTAGATGTACTAATTTCTGCTGCTGTAAAAGAAGCAGTTGAAGAAGCAAAAAGAATTGATGAAGAATCAATGGCAAAGCATAATCGTGATGCAACTGTCATTAGTATGATTCTTGGATTCACTACTCTTGCATTGTTTGTCGATGGATTACTAAGAATGTTAGGTATTATCCCACCATTCATGCATCTAGATGTAAACATTCTAGATAAAATAGAGACTGACATTATAGATAGAATAAAACAAGTCCCCATACAAAAGATATTTCAACAAGGTTTCCGATGAATGATACCAGCGTCTTTATATACTTTCTTTGTTTTGCTTGTCTTGCAGGGGCGACCTTTGCATACATGTATGCTATGATGACCTCAACTTTAAGAGATTTCAATAGACAACAAGAAAGAAGAAACGTGCATCCAGAAATGTCTGATGTTCAATCAGGCGAAGAACTTTTAGTTTTTAAAGCACAAGATGAAGACGATGATGATGAAGGAGATGTTGTTATTATCAGAAAGTAATCAATTATGGAAAAACCAAACGATCTCTGGGATGACATGTCTATCCTAAACTCTCTGTATGGAGAACTTTGTTGGGATAATGATGACCCCATAGAATTTATACCTGATTATGAAAATGATCAAATCATTGTGAAAAGAAAAAAATGGAATTGAAAGAATGGTTAAACTCAATCAACACAAATAAAAATAATTTGATTGATGAGGATATTGATTTAGAAAAGAAGTATCCATCTTATATTATTAATAGATGTCTATCTGGACACATAGATGCGGTCATGTTTGCAAATGAAATGAACAAACATCCCAATCTAGCAAAGAAGTTACAATATGACTTTTTTCTAAATAGTCTCAGGAAAAGGAAGAGATACTCTCCTTGGCTTCGTAAAGAACAAATTGAAAATCTTGAACTTGTCAAACAATACTATGGTTATAGTAATGAAAAGGCAAAACAGGTTTTAAATATTCTGACTAGAGAACAACTCTCGTTTATACGAGATCGACTTGAGACTGGAGGTAGAAAATGAACTCAATTGTTGAGCCTCAAATTAATTGGTCGCCAGACCAAATGATTGAGATTATATTAAATGAACCAGATGATTTTCTTAAGGTAAGAGAAACACTGACTCGTATTGGTGTGGCCTCAAGAAAGGAAAAGAAGTTATATCAGTCTTGTCATATTCTACATAAACAAGGCAGATACTACATCGTTCATTTCAAAGAATTATTTGCATTAGACGGTAAGAGAGCTAATATTACAGTCAATGATGTACAAAGAAGAAATCGTATTATCCAGTTGCTTTTAGACTGGGGATTGGTTTCTGTTGTCTCGACTGATAAAGTTAATGACATCGCACCATTGAATCAGATTAAAGTTATCTCTTACAAAGAGAAAAACGATTGGAATCTAGAAACTAAATACAATATTGGTAAAAGAAAAAAACCAGAGGAGGAGTAATGTCAAACCTACCAAACCTACGAGAAGACGTTGACAACTTGCTAAGAGAAGTTGTAGGTGATGATAAAAATGATAAGAAACGTGTTGCAAATCTTAATGAAGAAAATAGTGATGATGAAGAATGTTCTTATCTTGAATAGTGATGTTGATCTAAAAAATTTTACAAAACAAATTCTTAATAAGGAAAGAAAGATTTTAAAAAAATATCCACCAACAAATCGCATCGGCGAAAAAACTGATGGCGGCACTGGACTAGGATATGATTCATTAACATCAAGATTTTTTCATTTCAATGTTCTTAATTGGTTTGACACAAATCAACTAAGAAAAGAAATTAGAGAGGGGTATGAATCATATAACAACTTAAAAGATACACCAATTTTTGTTCAGTGTTGGGCAAACGTAATGAGAAAAGGTGATAGAATCGAACCACATATTCACATGGACGAGAACATAAGTCCTATACATTCACTGTCTGGTCATCTATGCGTAAAAGTAGATGGTTCTACTAATACATACTACGATGGAAATCCTGTTTGTAATGCAAATAGTCAAATGGTATTCTTTCCATCAACTATGATGCATTGGACAAATACTTATCTTGGTGACGCTGAGAGAATCACCGTTGCTTTTGATATTTACAGTGAAGAGTGGTTTAATTATGATATATTTGAAGATTCAAAAAAACATTATGTTAAAATATAAAAGTTGCAAATCTTAATGAAGAAAATAGTGACGATGAAGAAGTGTTACTATCTTAGTAAAATCATATAGATAGTTATGTGTTTAAATCAAAACAATCTATGCACAATCTCATATCGTTCAATAGTTTAAGGCCTTGGATGAATGTCGAACGAGAGACATCTCCAAATGATGCAGTTGATGACTACTTTGAATGTATTTCGGAATGTGATGTAAGAGATAAATCTTGCGTCAGCCACTGTAGAGTACTGCTAGACTAGGGAGGAAACCGAAGTGTTTTTGAGGGGTTCACCACCCCTTATTTTTTTGTCTGCTGTTATAATTAGTAATGTCGCCTTCGGGGACAAATTTTACACTCGCTTACT